CCCTGAGCTAGGGGGCCTGCAGTGCATCATCCACTAGTAGGAGTAATCCTACTCTCCAAGAAGGGAACTTGTCTGATGTCGTCCGCAGGTATACGAGTCCGCGATGTGCCATGTAAGGCACCCGTGGGCTATGCATATTCCCAAGATAAATATGGGAACAATATCACTCAATTTCGTGATACTGTCCTGGGGACGGGGAGACAGATGACTGTCTCCGAGAGTAACCCTAGGGACCATAAAACTGGTTCCTATCGTTCCGGCGGCAAGTTTTACACTAGCCGCAGTTCCTATTTTGTTAAATTAGGATCTGTCAAGGACGCCTTTTGGCAGGGCTCTGATGTATTTTTCAGTGGCCCTGTTATTTGTCGTTTCCCGACCGGTATCGAGATGAGTAACATTGGGTTTCAAAACCCGGAATTGCAGTTTGGGAATAAAAATGAATCCCAGATGGCAATTGACGGTACCAATGCTATTTCATACGATAACCCTGTTAACCCTGCCTCCAACCTCGGCACTACTCTTGCTGAAACGTTCAGAGAGGGAGTTCCATCCCTTCCTGGCATTCAAGCATGGAAGCGTCGAACTGAAGCTGCTAAAGCAGCTGGCAGTGAGTATCTCAACTATGTTTTTGGTTGGGCCCCGCTTGCCAAAGAAGTTCATGAGGTAAGCAAGGCTGCCCGCTTTCACCGTGATATCATGAAACAATATCATAGTGGAGAAGGCAAAGATACTCATCCGAGGTTTGATTATCCATCAGACATTACGCGGGCGATAAGTACCGTTGGCACTGAATTACCGAATATTTCCGGTATTCCAGATGCCATGTGGGACTTCACGCCTGCACCAAAGCGTACTATTTCTCTGGTTAGAGAAAGAAAGCGTTGGTTCGAGGGCTGTTATACCTATGCTCTTCCTTCGTCAACTGACAGCTGGCGAAGGAGCATCGGTTTCGGCAGTGATGCCGATCAGCTTTTCGGACTCACGCTTACTCCCGATTTACTTTGGGAGTTGACGCCTTGGAGTTGGGCCGTCGACTGGTTCTCAAATGCGGGTGAGGTTATAAATAACATCACCAACTTTGGACTAGCCGGTCTTGTCTTGCGGTACGGTTACATGATGGAAGAAACCATCGAAACTGTAACTGCAGAGGTAGGTTCTGCTCAGCTCTTCTCTGGAAATCCTAAAACGAAATCCATTGAAGGTCTTCGCACTACCTCGTCTCCTTGCTCTAGTGGCATTGAATGTGTCACTAAGCGCAGAGTACCCGCAAGCCCCTTCGGGTTTAGCGTTGGTTGGGAGGGTTTGTCACCGACCCAGCTCGCTATTACTGCAGCGCTTGGTATTACTAAGCTGCTGTAGCAGATTCACTGCTAACATCAACGTAGCGTTCGCGCTACAACCGAAAAAGGAGTGTGCCTATGGCACTGACCGATCCGCAGAAATTCAAAGAAGTCGCAGGGAGCGAAGTGACGGCGCCACGTGTTTCTAGTGGCGACTTCAAGTCGATCTATGAGACTTCTGATGGTCTTAATGTACTGACGGTCTCCACTTCGGAGTCTAACAGTAACAGAAAGCGCCATCTGGTGCGAATCGACGTGAGTAAGCTGGCTACCAATCCGTTCGAAGAAACCAAAAAAACAAACCGTATCGATGTCCGTGTATATGGTCATCGATCGACCTGTTGCTGGTTTCACGGTGGCTGAAGCTAAGAAACTGGTTGAAGGCCTTGTTGGCCTTCTCTCGGCTTCTACTTATAGCCTCACGGAAAAGGTACTCGGATCAGAGTCTTAGTTTAAGACTCCGGTACCTGTACTTTTACGTAACGAATTGAAAATCCTATTGAATTAGGAGGTAGCAGTTGCGCGGTGATTATGATTATAACCACGCATCGTCCAATACGCAATTTATAGCTTTGATGGTTATCATCGCTATTTGTATATTGGGCGGGCTTACTCTAGGCCTCGTTCTACTAACGAGTATTCTTTAGTAGAACGTCCCTTCAGTGCGACAGGCTAAGGATAGACACCTCTATAAGGAGGGCCTATGAAAAGCCTGACGTCACTCTGGAGTGTGTTGGCCAATGAAATGGCCAGCAGATGCGGCACTAGCACCACCAAGGACATTAATACCGTCCTAGGTCGGATCGAAAACGAGGGCATGTCGTTTCTAACGATTACCCTTCCAACTTTTGGAAAAGACTTTCAGTATTGTCTTGACCAAGGGTTGGTTTCTCCCGAAACCTTCCTTCCATTTAAGAAGGTTGGTTCGTGTCTCCCCTCATTTCTGAGAGGTTTCACGGAGCTTGTTTTTGATCCTGGTACTGGTATCCTTTTGGAGGATCCAGACATTGAAGCTATTTATGCTGTTAGACAGTTGACTCTGATCTTCAGCAAGATGCTTCTTCCTTGTACTCCCGCAAGGGAGCGTAAGGCTATGTCCGAATATATCCAATGTGATAAGGAGGTCGACTATGCCGATTCCATTCTGCCAGATTCTTATCTTTCTGAATTTGGCCGTATGGGTCGACTGTTGTTTGGTCGCGTTTTCACTAACGTAGATAGAGATATCTACAACGGTGATATTGTTCCCAAACACGGTCCAGGAGCGACTGCTGAGCGTCTTACCAGTAATGGTAAGTATCTCACGCGTTATTGGACCAATCGTCTAGAGAAAGTCTTCCATGTTGGAGACTTTCTCTATCCTAGTGCTCGGCACATTGCCGATTGCTATGACGATGTCGACTTCCTAGAACCCGATTCTGAGATGCCTTCTCGGGTTATCTCAGTTCCTAAGACGCAGAAGACGCCTCGTATTATCGCCATTGAGCCCTCGTCTGTACAGTATGTACAGCAGGGTTTGTTGGAGTCAATTACGAGACATACCCAGGGTGATTTATGCTCTGGGTTTATCGGATCCGAGTCTCAGGAGCCTAACCAGCTCCTTGCTCAGAAAGGTTCCAAGGATGGAACCCTTGCCACGCTAGATCTTAGCGAGGCATCTGATAGAGTGTCTTCTAAGCTCGTTCTTGAGCTTCTTGCTCAGAATCATCTCTCAAGAGATGCTATCTTTGCATGTCGCTCTGAACGGGCCTCTGTTCCTGGTTATGGGGTAATCCCCTTATCCAAGTTCGCGTCTATGGGTTCTGCTCTCTGTTTCCCAATTGAGGCTATGGTTTTCTTAACCATAATCTTTCTTGCGATCGAGAATGAGCAAGGATACCGGTTTACCGAGAGACGGGATTTTCTTCCGTATCTCGGTCGGGTGCGTGTCTACGGAGATGACATTGTTGTCCCCGTAGATTATGTGCATTCGGTTGTGGATCTACTCGAATACTTCGGTGCTAGAGTAGGTCGCCATAAGTCCTTCTGGACCGGAAGGTTCAGAGAGTCTTGTGGTAAGGAGTATTATGCCGGCCATGACGTATCTATAGTCAAGGTTAGGCAGCATATTCCTTCACACCGTCAGCAGGTTGCTGAGACCATTTCTCTCGTTTCCCTTCGCAACCAAATGTATTACTCTGGTTGTTGGGATACGGTTAAATGGTTGGATCATAAATGTAGGAAGATTCTCAATTTCTTCCCTCAGGTTGATCCTAGTTCCTCAGCGCTAGGTCGTCATTCCTTTCTTGGTTATGTTTCTGAGAAGGAACACGAGCACCTCCATTCGCCTTTGGTTAAGGCTTATGTGGTGTCGTCTAATCCCCCTCGAGATAATCTCGACGGGCCAGGCGCCTTGCTCAAGTTCTTCCTTAAGCGTGGGCCTAGCCCGCGCTTTGATGGAAGGCACTTGGAACGTGCTGGACGTCCTCGTACCGTTCGCATCAAGGCGAGGTGGGTGTCGCCATTTTGACGGCACCCTGGACTAGCTCGATATTCGAGCTTGGCTGTTAATTCAGCCAGGGAGATCTAAGTTCTGATCTCTGGGACGCTACATTGGTCCCCGGGGGATGCACTTGGCAGTGCATCTCCCGGGTGGTCGTATAGACCCACCAGAAGATCAACTTGATCTCCCTGGGCCAATTAAGACCCAGATCCAAACATTGGATCAGTCCAGGGTGCCTCCTAGAACGGAGTCACCCACCTCGTTTTGATGCGAACGGTACGAGGACGTCCAGCACGTTCCAAGTGCCTTCCATCAAAATGTGGATCAAGTCCACGCTTGAGGAAGTACTTGAGCATGGCACCTGCCCCATCGAGATGATCTCGAGGAGAAACAGATGACACCACATGGGCCTTAACCAGAGGCCTATGAAGGTGCTCGTCTTCTTTCTCGTTATCATAACCAAGAAAGGAGTTACGACCAAGCGCTGAGGACGTTGGAAGCACGTTCGGAAAGTGCGAAAGCACCTTCCCAATACGTACGTCCAACCAAGCCGCTGCTTTCCAGCAACCAGCCAAATATAGCTGATTGCGTAAAGAAACCAGAGACTCGGTCTCAGCAACTTGCTGCCGATGCGAAGGAAATAGATTGCGGACCTTGACAATGGAAACGTCATGGCCATCAAAATACTCCTTCCCACAAGACTCTCTGAATCTTCCGATCCAGAATGACTTGTGGCGGCCAACTTTTGCACCGAAGTGCTCTAGCTGGTCGACAACGGTATGCACATAGTCTATGGGGACAATAATATCATCTCCATAGACGCGCACCTCGCCAAGAAATCTGATAAAATCAGATTGCTTGGAAAACCGGTATCCTTGCTCTTTCTCTATAGCGAGGAAGATGATCGTAAGAAAGACCATCGCCTCAATAGGGAAACAAAGAGCAGAACCCATAGACGCGAACTTGGATAGGGAGAGAATCCCATTTCCAGGAACAGAGGCCCGTTCAGAGCGACAAGCCATAATAGCATCTCGAGAGAGATGGTTTCTGGCGAGAAGCTCCTGAACGAGCTTTAAGGACACCCTATCGGACGCCTCACTCAGATCGAGTGTTGCGAGGGAACCAGAAATGGAACCCTCCCGAGCCAAGAGCTGGTTAGGCTCCTGAGAATCGGATCCGATAAACCCGTCCAAGAAACTTGAACGGGTGTGCCGGGTTATCGACTCGAGAATCCCCTGCTGTACATACTGTATAGTAGAGGGCTCGATGGCAATAATCCGTGGTGTCTTTAGCGTCTTAGGTACAGAGACAACCCGTGAGGGCATCTCTGCATCGGGTTCTAGGAAATCGACATCGTCATAACAGTCGGAAATAAACCGGCTGTTAGGGTAGAGAAAGTCTCCAACATGGAAAACTTTCTCCAGACGATCGGTCCAGTAACGTGTGAGATACTTTCCATTACTGGAAAGTCTCTCAGCAGTCGCACCTGGACCGTGCTTTGGAACAATATTCCCGTCAAAGATATCTCTATCTAGACGAGAGAATAAAGGACCAAAGAGCAGTCGACCCACACGGCCAAATTCAGAAAGATCAGAATCTGGCAGAATGGAGTCGGCATAGTCGACCTCCTTATCACATTGGATATATTCGGACATAGCCTTAGACTCCCTTGCGGGAGTACAAGGAAGAAGCATCTTACCAAAAAGCAACGTTAGTTGCCTGATGGCAATGATAGCCTCAATGTCTGGATCCTCCAAAAGGATACCAGTACCAGAGTCAAACACAAGCTCCGTGAAACCTCTCATAAATGAGGGGAGACACGATCCAGTCTTTCGAAAAGAAAGAAAGGATTCGGGAGAAACCAACCCTTGGTCAAGACAAAACTGAAAGTCTTTTCCAAAGGTAGGAAGGGTTATCGTTAGAAACGATAAACCCTCGTGTTCGACTCGACCTAGGACGGTATTAACGTCCTTGGTGGTGCTAGTGCCGCATCTGCTGGCAAATTCATTTGCCAACACACTCCAGAGTGACGTCAGGCTTTTCATAGGCCCTCCTGATAGAGGTGTCTATCCTTAGCCTGTCGCACTGAAGGGACACTATGCTAAAGAATACTCGTTAGCATAGTGAGGCCTAGAACAAGCCCTCCATGATGCAGATTGCCAAGATAACAACCAAGGCAAGAAACTGCACATTAGAGGTCGCGTGATTATAATCATAATCGCCACGATTCATGCTACTCCTCCATTCAATAGAGGACCCTAAAAGGGGACCCGAATGGTCAACGATCAAGTATTCAGAGACGAGTCTTACGACTCGCCGCCGATAACTTTTTCGGTGACGCTGTACGAAGAAGCCGAGAGAAGGCCAACAAGGCCTTCAACCAGTTTCTTCGCTTCAGCAACTGTGAAACCGGCAACAGGCCGGTCCACAACCAAATAAACAGACATAGAAATATTCTGTTTTTTGGTTTCTTCATACGGGTTAGTAGCTAGCTTGTTCACGTCGATCCGCACAAGATGGCGTTTACGAGTGCTATTCGATTCCTGAGTGGAAATCGAAAGAACATTCAAGCCATCAGAAGTCTCGTATATGGATTTGAAGTCCCCGCTAGAAACACGGGGAGCTGTCACTTCCGTACCCGCGACTTCTTTGAATTTTTGTGGATCGGTCAGTGCCATAGGCACACTCCTTTTGTGATTGAGCCAACGAATTGACTCAGGTGTTTGCAGTATATCTGCTACAGCACCTTAGTGATTCCAAGCGCTGCAGTAATAGCAAGCTGAGTTGGTGACAAACCCTCCCAGCCAATGCTAAATCCGAAAGGACTTGCGGGCACCCTACGCTTAGTGACAGTTTCATAGCCACTAGACGAAGGAGTAGAGCGGACTTTATTTTCTTTTTTATCAAAGAAAAAGAAGTCATTTTGCTCCGCGGTTACACGTTCGATGGATTCTTCCATCATGTAACCGTACCGCAAGACAAGACCGGCTAGTCCAAAATTAGTGACGTTGTTAATAACCTCGCCACTATTAGAGAACCAGTCGACGGCCCAGCTCCATGGCGTAAGCTCCCAAAGTATATCAGGAGAAAGTGCAAATCCGAAGAGTTGGTCGGCATCACTGCCGAAACCTAGCGCCCTTCGCCAGCTGTCAGTTGACGAAGGTAATGCATAGGTAAAACAACCCTCGAACCAGCGCTTTGTTTCCCTAACCAGGTAAACCTTACGCGGTGGGAATTTGGTTCCGAAGAAGAAGGAAGAATGGAGAAATTCCTGATTTGGATATTTCCCAACTCCTGCATCATAGGAACCAGTGATTCGTTTCAATGGATAATCAAACCTCCGATGAGTATCACGCCCTTCACCATGTTGATATTGTTTCATGATATCGCGATGGTGCCGGGCGGCGTTCCCAACATTGATAATTTCATCATGAAGGGGCGCCCAACCAAATTGATAGTTGAGATACTCATTTCCAAGCCCTTTAAGGGCATGGACCTTAGTTTTCCAAAGTTGAATCCCCGGGATAGACGGAACACGTTTCTCCCGAATGATTTCAGCCAAGGAAGTACCAAGGTTGGAGGCTGGGTTAGTAGGGTTACTGTATGATATGGCGTTGGTACCATCGGTAAGCATTTGCGCTTCATTTTTAGCGCCAAAAGCTTTACCGATGTTTAAATATCCAACGCCTGTCATCTCAGTACTGGATGGTAGCGTAACATATGTGGAACCGGAAAAGAAACGTTTCAGTTCCGCACTGTACGCACCATCGACACGCCCAGGTTTATAAAAGGGCGTGACACGACTCGTGTAAAACGGGCCGCCAGCATCATATGAACCGGTTTTACGGTTCACAGGATGACTCTCAGACACAGTGATCTGTGTCTCCTCTGCAAGTTTACGTTGTTCTGAGGGAATAATACCCCCTGGAGCAACGAATTCGTTAGGAACGGTCCCAATTACGGGAGACGTTCTTTTCCGAGTACCTGCAGAGGACATTGAAATAGCTTCCTTTCTTGGAGAGAAGAGATTACTCTCTTCTAGTGGATGATGCACTGCAGGCCCCGTTTGGTACGGG